AAATGATTCTGTCCAGAATGATTAATGCTTCAATTGATAAATTCTTCTGCAAATGCTGTTTTAGTATTTGTGGATGTTGACCATTTTTAATCTCAAACATTTGGTCAAAATTCTTTTCGGTGAAAGTCAAAGAAATTTCTTGTTTAAAAATGTATGCAAGTGCTTGAGATCTTTTTGCCCAATTGATGTAATTTTGTTCTCCTTCTTTTATAATTTCTCCAATCCATAAAGATTGAGGATCATCACATGAAACAAAATTGGAAACAAAAAAATCAACAATTTCTTGATCTGATTTTTGGCGACTCATCTTTTCAAACCAGAAACGATCTTTACGACCATAGAAAGTATTTAAACTTGCTCTACTTTTCCCACAGTACTTATGGTAATCGTAGTTATCTTTAGTAAAGTGATTCTTAAGAGCAAGATAAGTTTTATAACAAGAGAATGGTTCCAATTTCAAAAGATGAGTTTTGCGCGAGAGGTCTTTTTAAGAAAATTCAATTCCATTGCATTACACTTAAGTTTCTCTTTGAGAGGTTTGGAAATGAGTTTAGATACCGATTCAAGATCAATACTATTTTTTTCACAAAAACAAACCACCGCATCAATGTAATTCAACTCTGAATTTTCTTTTACGAGAGTTTCAATCTCTTGTGCAAAGCGAGTAGGACAAAAGAATTTTTGTTCTAATACCTTTTCAAATTCGTTTTCTTTAGTATTCTCCATTAATTCAACCAGTGTGAGAGACAAAATGATTTTCGGGTATTAACTTTGTGTATTATAGATTACTTAACCCCAATTGTCAAGAAATCTCTTGGAGTTTGTCGCTTACGAACTTTTGAATATATTGAACGAGAATCCGAATATATTTTGATTTATCCGTTTCTTCGTAAACTACAACTTCTCCATTTTCGCAAGTCATAATAATTACAAACTTCTTGACAGAGAGTCCTGTCATTTCATGAAGCATACATGCATATGCACAACATTGAACAAAATATCCTTCAATCCATTCCCGAGGTTTTGGTTCTTTTGAAGTTTTAAAGTCAATGATTGCAAGTTCCCCATCAAACTCTGCTACACAATCTACTGTGCCTGCAATTCCAAGATATTCACTATAGAGGGAACCTTCAAGTGAATGAATATTATTTATCCGATTGAGAGTTGGTTTCGCAATCTTAAATAGCATATCTGAAATTGGTTGAACTGTTGGAAGTTCTGGGTCATTTAGTAAATGACTTTCAATCAGAGTGTGAGTATCAGTCCCTCTACTAGTCGCTCTTTTTGTAATTCTATTTGCTTCTTCTGCACCAACTCTTTTTCTCCAGCGATCAAAAAAGTCTTTCTTATAGTGACTGATAACTGAAGTAATGGAAACAAATTTCTTGAGTCCATCACCTCCAGGAATTTTGTAATAACGAACTCCATCAATATTTTCCCTTTGAAGTAAAGGGAGATTCAAATCAACATGTGTAAACATTAGAGACCCAATTGAATTTTAGAGATAATGTATTCTTTACAGAGACCAGAACGAACAATATCATCTGCTCCGAATTCAATTATATCAAATGATGGCATAATTCGCAAGATTCTCATGAAATCAATAATTCCATTCTTCTCATTTGTGCGAACTAAATCTGATTGAGTTGCATCACCACAGAACATGATTTTAGTATTTTCACCAACACGAGTAATAATAGAATCCAATTCGTGAAAATTCAAGTTTTGGAATTCATCTACAATCACAATTGCATTATCTAAAGTTGTTCCACGAATAAAAGAAGTACTCCAAAAACTAATAGTTCCTTGAGTTTTTAAATTACCGTAAAGCATTTCAAATGATGAATCATCTGGCATTTCAAACATATACTTCACCATATTCTTATAAGGAATTTGATAAAGTGAAGATTTGTCTTCATGATCCCCAGGAAGGAATCCTATCTCTCTGGTAGCCACAAGGGACCTTACGATGTAAATCTTCTCGTATGGGGTAGTCTCATCTAAAACATCTTGAAGGGCATTGTAGAGGGTTATAAAGGTCTTTCCGGTGCCTGCACATCCATAGGCAACAATATTTTGATTTAATGAATAAGACTTATAGAGTTTCTCTTGATTATCTGTCAAAGGATCAATGTCCTTCATGATATCAAGATTAATTGGTTTCTTTCTCTTCAGTTGTCTGGCGCTCATACCAACTTCAGTCGGTTGATCGGATCCTCTTCTTTTTCTTGCCATTAGATTTTCTTCACTTGAGATTTAGGTGCTTTTGATGCTTTTTCTAGAACATCGTTCCATCCAGGATGCTTTTTAATCAATTGATCTTTCCATTCCCCTACCTCTCCTGGACTTGCGGATCCTTGTGACCAATCCCTTTTCCATTCGGGATTGTCCTGATACCACTGGGTGATGTCATGAACACTCATTTCAATCACTTTTGTTTCACCAGTTTCTTTATGAATAATAGGATAAATTGCCATAAGATACCATAATTTACACGAATATTTATTCTATACAAATAGAAGGAGCATCATCACATTCCATACATTCAATACATTCATCAATATCTGGATTTGCTTTTAGGAATTCTTGAAATGCATATTCAGTAAGAAGAACTTTAAATACCTGACCAGTTAAATGATCTTTTACACACCAGGTTTTCATAATACCTCAGGGAGAAAGTCTTGCTTTATGTAGTCTCTTCTCTTCATAATAACTGAAGATTTCAGGAACCCATTCTTTAATGATAGGAACCATACCTTCACACAGTGCTTGAATTTCTAATTGAGCATCAAGTTTTGCTCTGAGATCTAGAAAGTGTAGTGCTGCTCTCAGTGAGAATGAAACTACAAAGTTCTGACGGATGTTCTGAGGAAGATAATCACGAAGATGTTCCTCTGCCATACCACGATTCTCAAATGCCTCTGTATACCTCTCAGATGCCTCTACACAGAACTTTAACTGCCTTTCGTAGTCTTCCTGTGTCCACTGATACTTATGTGCCTTACGATCCAAATACAGACCAGGAGGACGAACATAATAAACTTCTTGGGGTTTCAGTTCACCCTTGGCAACCTTCAATACACGACGACCAGTATACCGCTGAGACTGAACATCAAATGATACACCAACACGATGAGTTCTTGCCTGAACAATTACATTATGAACAAATCCAACACAGTCCATAGTAATTGCAGGATGTTCCAATGGGCCCCAATGACCTCTTTCATTTGCAAGTAGTTGACTAGTAGACCATTCCCCACATTCTGTTTCACTCGGAGGAAATTTCGTATGAATAGGGTCTTCAGAATAATCATTCTTTCCTCCTTGCCATACAAGAGTCTGTGGAAGTTGTGTCTGACGAAGCATCACAACTTTCATTTCTCTGTCAAGTTCAAGAAGGTCTTTTGCTTTAATAGGTTTCATTAATTTCTTTAGGTATGGGTTTAATCTTCATCATCATAAAACACTTCATCATAATCATCAAGTGGTACAACTAAAGTCTCAACTTGTTCATATGTAGGTTCATCTAAACATACTTCTGATTTAAGACATTCAAGTATAGACTCTAGATTACCAATGATCACTCTAAGCTTTTCAGTATCCATGTTTTTCAACGACCACAAAGGTATTATACACAAAAAAAAGAGGGGTGTCAACCCCCCATATAAATTTGACACAAAAAAAGAGGGGCATTCACCCCTCCGTAAATCATTTGCTGGTCTTCACTAGATGGTGAATAGCTGCTTGATGACGACGATCTTCTTTCTGCTTTTTCTCTTTAATGAGTTGAAGCACATTGATAGTGTCATTTGACATTAGGTTTTCTCCTTAGGGGTTTAGGTTAAAGAGCGTTCCTTCAGTCGGCGGTTGCGTCCTAATTAGGATGAACGATCCGTTCCGCGTCGGCTTACTTCCGTCCCATATGGGATGAACGTAGAGGTACAATACCTCAGTGTGGATATTTAGTCAATTAATTTTGTAACATTTGTTACCGTTCTATATAACTTAAAGTATGATTTTCTGCTTGCAATTGCTGAATAATAATGTCGCAACCAATCTTTGGGTTGCAATCACCGCAAGTATAAACATCTACCGCAGATTTACCTTCTTCTGGCCAAGTATGAATACTAATATGACTTTCCGATAGTAAACACAATACGGTTACTCCTTGTGGATCAAACTTCTTAAAAATTGTTTGACACACCGTCGCACCACTTGCAGCTGCAGCATTCTCCAGCAAATCCATAAGAAAATGCTCATCATTCAAAAGAACAAATGAGCATCCATATAAGTTAAGTAGATAGTGCTTACCCATCAATTTCTATAGGATTATCTTTGTATTCATCTAAAAGTTCCGACACAACTTTTTCTGTACCATCTATAGTTTTAACTTGATAAATTGATGATTTCATATATTTTTTAATTTTTTTATATTGCTTTAGAAGTTTACCAACTTCATCTTCATAAATGGTAACTTTTGCCTTACCCTCATCTCCAAATCCACTCATCTTTTTTTCTTTCCTTCAGGTGCTTTATATCCCCAGAGTCTAGGACTGACTCTTCCATATCCAAAATCAATTTTTTTAATTGCTCCTGGGCCGTACTTATCATAGTACATGTCAAACATATTGACTTTTTTGCTGCAGCGACACAGATCCATATATTCAGTATTATCTACGATGTACCAAATAAGTTTTGCATCATTTGGGAATGATGCATCTTTAACCAATTCAAGTGTGGTTCTTTCTAAAAGAATTTCACAACCATACTTAGAATTAGAAGTAGATTTTTCTTCTGCTGTCCATTCTTGCATTTCTTTTTCCGCAACTGCAGATGTCATGAACGACCACCCCAAACAATATCGGGATAAGCCTCTTTTACATTCTCAAATGTTATTTTGTATTTATCTGTAATTTTTTTGTCTTTCACAAGACACATCAATTCTGCTTCCAATGAATGAAGTCCTTGAAGCATATTGATAAACATAGTTTCTTTACGGATTTGTGAAATCCCATCATTTCCACCTTTCACATAAAGATAAAAATTCTGATATTCATTACGAATAGAGGTCTTCATTTGTTCATTCACAAATTCCTCAGTTCCATAATAACCATTAGTTTTCATTCCATCAGTTTTTGCCTTACTATCAATCAACTCAGTAAGATTACCCCCCAAAGAAGTTTGCCCATCCACTGTTGCATAAGGAACTGATCCTTCTGGCAAGCATGAAAGTACACTTTCATCAAAGTTCATAATCATAATCGTAATAAGACCATCATTACGATATTCTTGTAAAACTTCAACTTTCTTTGCATTTGAGCGTTGCTTAGATGCAAGTGCCAAGATCTCATGTTGAAATGGATTTGGTTGAAGTTTTGGAATTGCTTTTTCAGTCGTCGTCGTCTTCGTCTGTGTCTGTGTCATAATCGGTTTCAAATCTCACTGCTAAAATTTCATCTGGTAAAATATTTCCATTTTCATCAAACATTTCTGGATGAAGAGCTGGATAATTGTATGCTCTAGTAAACAAATAATCTTTTGCCATCCACCCTATCATACCACCTACTATAAAAAACAGCAAAGTGAACATAATAGTAAAAGTTACTATAAATGGAAGCATCTGCATTTTCCTACTCCAGAGAGTTATTTTTTTCTAATATCCAAATTTAAATCAAATTGAAAATGCACCTCTCTACGAAAAAGAGATAACATCTTACCAAAACGAATTTGAAATGTTTTTGGGTTTGATGTTTTCTCCTCCTTAATACTATGTTTCCTGAGCATTAATTCGAACCCACGATTAATTTGTGGTTCTGAATTATTTAGACTGTTTTTTCCGTCTTCCTTTTCTTTTGTCATGATTATATTTCCAGGCATCCTCTAAAATGCCATACAGATAATTTCTAATCTTCCTTGCTTGTGGTTTTGAAATATGCCCATAAGCTTCCCGAAGTTGCTTATGAATATCATCTGACCCACCTTCAAGATAATCATCCAAATCCATAACAACACCGCTAATATTATTAGCAGTGTGACTTTCAATAAATTGTTCCACTTCTACTTTTCTAGTTTTTTTAGACTTAAGATAATCATAAAAATTCAATACAAATTTTCCATTAAAGGCAAAATCAATTGCCTTTTCAACATCAAAATAAACTTCAGTAAAAGTGTTTTCCATTAAACGATGTTTTCTTCTCGTAGGTACTTAACTGTTTCTGTACATCCACCCAAGTGTTTCTGATCGTTCAGTAGAACTTGAGGGAAAGTAGATCCGTGTCCAAACTCAGCATAGAACTGTTCTTTGGAAAAGTCAACCCCCAATTTGTAAATTTTATGTTCCAATTTTGACAGTTCCAAAACTGCTTGAATTTTTGTGCAGTATGGGCAACCATCTTTTGAATAAACTGTAAATTTCATAATAGAATTAAAAAAATTGGTACTAAAATTGTTAATATTGCAATTAAGAATCCCCCTATTTCTGATAGGGGGCAAATACTTTCGGGGTTCATTAAAATTTAGATGTTACATTATATATTATAATCTTTGATAATTCAAATAATGTAATGTAAATATAATGCCATTCATCATATAAAGTAATGTCCGAATCTCTTTCTAAAAAGATTTTTAATTTATTCCACATAATTTTTAATGTATAGTGCATCACCCCAAACACCACCTTCCCAAGTTGTTTCTACTCTCGTAAAATTCCAACGAGAAAGATATGAATCCAAATCTGAAATAGTTGCATTGTTCTCATAGACTTCATCTTGATTAACCTCAGTAAAGATATAATCAACACAATTTAAAGTTTTCCAAGATCCTTTTAAAACCTCAAGTTCATATCCTTGCACATCTACAACTAACATATTGTAATCGGTATAGGAATAGTCATCCAATTTTTTCATTTCAACTTCTTCCTGCTCATAAAATTCAACTTCAGGATAAAGATTCAAATGAAGTTTTGGTTTAAGAATTGAACTACTTGCCTTATTATTTGTACTTACATTGATTAAAATTTTATTATTTGAATTTCCCAATGCAACTTTATGTGTAATAATATTTGCATCAAATCCATTTACATTCTCTTGTAATTTAGAAAAGCAATCTGCCAATGGTTCAAAAAATACAATATCTTTTATGTTGTGAGCAATATAGTGCTCAACTTCTCCACCAAAATGCCCACCAACATGAATGATGCCATTTATTTTTAAATTATATTTCTCAATGTAGGCAAGAGGGCCCCAGTAATTTTCAGGTTTCATTGTTTAATTTTTTATGACTATTATATATTATTTTATTTCCAATCTAAGTCCACTTAGATTTGCAAAATCACCAATATCACCACATAAAAATGAATTAAAAGAAATTGTATATCTTGGAATATTAGATGCATTTGGATCTACAAAATGATCTAAATTTGATGGAAAAATAATTAAAGTTCCCATTTCTGCCCTTTCAGCATGATATACAGTTGATGAGTTATCTGGTAAAAAATATTCAAATGCATTTTTTATTGATGTTTTACTGTTGTAAGTTCCCCAAATACTTGGAATATAAAATTTTGTTCCTTCATCAGAATTTGTTAAATAGTAAACTCCACTTATGATAGAATTAGCATGGCAATGTGGATGATGACTTGACCCTTCTAGATTTTTATTAGCCCAAGATTGAGTTATTTTTATATCATCTGCCCAATAATTCACTTCTCTTTTTACGATTAAAAGACATTCATGAAACCATTCATGTAAATCAATAAAATCCGTATTTTTATGTAGATGTCCATCAATAGATCTTAAATTATTTAAGTTATTGCTCCAAGTTAAATCTGCAACTTTATTTTGAGTATCTCTTAACAGATATGGAGTACTTTTAAATTTATAAATTTGTTGATGCAATATTTGAAGTGTTTCCATTATTTACTACTCCCAAGAAAAACTTAATGTAACTCTAGGATCATGAACAATTGGCTTATGATAAACAGATTTAGGTATGAATAAACTATCCCCAGGATCTAAATCATAAACCATTTCATTATCAAATTCATAAGAAACATTTCCTATAGATTGAACAATTAAAACATCAACATCATCACAGTGTTTTCCAAATATGGAGGCATTTTTTGCAAAAGAAATATAAAGATGAAGAACATCAATTCCCGTTTTGCTTTTAACTTCATCAAAAGATTCACCAATTGTACCAGGAAAAAAATTATCAATAAGGATAATTGTTGGAGAATTGCTATTTTCTTTTACAATTAATTTATTTGTTTGATTTAAACATTCATATGAAATTTTTTTAACTACATCATCCCATATGATGTTTTTTGAAATTTCAAAATGATTTTTTGTGTATATAATACTCATAATTGATTTGAAGTAGCATTTGTTGTATGTTTAATCCATGAAACCGAATTTTCAAATTTATCTCTTTTTAATAAAACATTATTAGATTCATAGTAATAAATTCCTACATTTCCAGCAACAATAATTCGATCAAAGTTTTCACCATTTACCCCATCTGCTCCATGTAATCTCCAAGAAGGAAAACATATAAAGTCTCCGTTAGATTGCTGCTCTGGGTAAATTTTATTTCCATAAGAATCCATAAAATAAAAACATTTTTGTTTTGGTGCTCGTATAAAATGAACCCAAGAAATTAACTCAGAACCATCAAAATGATGATGGCAATTGTGACCACTTGTTGTATTATTATATAATTGAACCCACGAATGCCATTCATATTGCGAGATATGATAAAGTCCAATATCACACATCATTTCTTTAATTATTGGATCATAATATGAATAACTTTGAATAGGATCATCTTTAGAATAATAAGTGCTGTACAATTTTTGTGGTGTTAAAAATTTTTCATTTTTAACAATATTAATTATTTGTAATATTGTTTCTTCTGGAAGATTTTTTTTACATTCCCATAATATCATTAGAGTCTCTCTCAAAAAAGTTAAGTAGTCTTTTTACCATTTTTCTTCTTACAAGCATCTCGTGCCCAGGCACGACTTACACTATTTACATGAGAACAAGACTTCCCAGATTTCCCGCAGTATGGACATTTTGCATCTGGGGGATCTTTTAAGTATCCTTCAGGTGTGTACATCCTTTTCTTTTTAAGATTCTCTGATTGCTTATGTTTTCTGTGATTCATACAACAAAAGGTTCTTGTTGCCTGTCTGGCAGTTTGATTTGAGGCAATTGTCCAGTTCCATTACCAGATGGCATTGAGGGTTCCCAAGAACTACCAGCAGCACCTTGCACTACCTCAGTAGTAGGAAGAGACTTCGGCATTTCTACATCAATCACCTGACCCATCAGAAACTTATTCCTCATATAACTTCTATTGGCAGGGTCAAATGCCACCATTGCCTGAGCATCTTGTTCTTCACCACAGTCTAGGATTTTTTTACCAGTTCTAGTCTCAATGACAGAAAAATAATCTTCAGTATTATACTTGTTCATTCTTGGATTTTGGATCTGTTCTCTTATTATAGGGCATTTTCATCGGTCTGTAAAGATTGGGCCAAGTATCTTGGATAATCTCTGCGAGTTTGTATGGAGTCGTTGAACTTATCATGAAGCATTATTCCTTCTTGGACGATAACTGTATCTATTTGTTGGTGCTGGAGGTTCCATCCAGTCTTCTATTTTATTCAAACTATCTTCATTATAAAAATCTTGTTGGACATACCACAATTTCCAATACTCATGTCCTTTAGATTGATTGCAAGAATGGCAACAGCATACCACATTTCTTGCAATATCTAAACCACCTTTTGATTGAGGAACAACATGATCTAATGTCAGATTTTCTTCTGAGTTACAGTAAGCACATTTATGATCCCAACTGTCTTTTATATGTTTTCTCCATAATCGTTTTGCTTCGGATGAACTCGTTGCCTGTAGGTTAAACAAGTAGTCTTGAGGCGACTGGAGAATATCCATAAGTGCTTACGACTTTTCAATATTTATTTGTATTCTTGTGTGAGGGACATTAGAAAGAGGAACACTCCGAATAACTGGAAGAGCAGGAGGATGAGGAGCATTTTAGTTTCTGATTTGCGTAATCTATAACTTCTTGTATCGGTAGTTCTTTTACAAAATGCTCTGAACCACCTATTATACCATCAATTTTATTTTGATGATGTTTGTATGTATCTAGGATATATCTTTCACAATCAAATACTTCCTTATGAGATGCTTTCCACTCACCAAGTTCCTTTATAGTTTCTGTGAACCTATATTTTATTCCGTGAAAAGACCTACCGATTTTATAAGTTCCATAGATTGTTTCTATAAAGTAAAGGTAATCTTCCCTGTCTGCCCATTCCTCCTTAAATCCAAAAAATCCATAACTTTTTGATACACCGACCGTTCCAGCATTCCAAGTTGGTTTTCCAAATGCAGGATTATTTTTACCGACTTTTGATTTCCTCTTACAGCAAAATGCTTCACCACCTTTCTCAAAGGTTACAATAAAGTTTCTTATACTCATAGTTCTTTGTCCTGTGCAGGGGCAACTAACAACGACATCAGTTGACCTACGCACAAGTTTTTCGGGAAGATGGATTAATTCCAATCCTCTTCTTTTACATTCAGTTGTTACTAGATTATGTAAATCCATAAGGTTGCTCATAACTTTCCATAACTATTTATAAAAAAAAGAGACCCGAAGGTCTCTTAATTATATCACATCTTAACCGATTGTGGGTGCTGTGAGAGCAACTTGTGTTGTCTCGGCAGCAGCAAGGTCAAGAGGGAAGTTGTGCAATTGTGTTATCGTAAGAACTCTTTATTTCTTACTTCTTACTGTCACCAGTAAGTTCAGACTATCTCTTCATCCTTATGTTTATTAAGGAGTCGGGCATTCGTGGGTGGATTATTGTTGGGACTCACCACCTAGTCGTTAGACCTTTCAGAAAACTTAAACCCTTTCTGACTTGGTACGGGATTGTCTCATAGAGAGTTTCCCCGTTTAACCCGATTTTACTAATGCCTATTACTAGGCAAGAACACCAACAAATCTAGCGTTCCGTTCATGCATTACCTCAAAACCAAGACCAGCACGATTAAGAATATCAGCCCAAGTAGGAATTACATTGTTCTGACTATCAAGAAGGGACTGGTTGAAATTAAAACCGTTGCACTAGACCCATAAGTTTACCATACTTATGGAGTGGACTATATCTTCATCCCGTAGGATGTCGGACGCTTATTCCTGTTATTAAGGGAACTGTATCCCTCAGGTAGTCTCTGAACCTTTCTCAGATGTATCTGAGACTTGGCTGCTGATTATCCATTTATGGAGGACTTCCAGCAATTCATCCGATGTTTGCCGTTTAATTACTTAAACGGAACCCCAATTGAGGTTGAATGCCATAGTGGAAACACCAAGAGCAGCAAACCAGATGCCTACAACAGGCCAGGCAGCAAGGAAGAAGTGCAGCGAACGTGAGTTATTAAAGGACGCATATTGGAAGATAAGACGACCAAAATAACCGTGAGCAGCAACGATGTTGTATGTCTCTTCTTCTTGTCCGAACTTATAACCATAGTTCTGACTTTCAGTTTCGGTAGTTTCACGAACCAGTGATGAGGTTACGAGTGAACCGTGCATTGCGCTAAACAATGAACCACCGAAGACACCTGCGACGCCTAACATATGAAAGGGGTGCATCAGAATGTTATGTTCTGCTTGGAAGACAAGCATATAGTTAAAAGTACCAGAAATGCCCAAAGGCATAGCATCAGAGAAAGAACCTTGACCGAAAGGATACACAAGGAATACGGCAGATGCAGCAGCAACAGGTGCTGAGTAAGCAACCATAATCCAAGGGCGCATACCTAAACGATAGGAGAGTTCCCATTCACGACCCATATAGCAGTAGATACCAATGAGGAAGTGAAATACAACAAGTTGAAAAGGTCCACCATTATACAACCATTCATCTAAGGAAGCAGCTTCCCAGATAGGATAGAAGTGAAGACCGATAGCATTAGAAGAAGGAACAACGGCACCAGAGATGATGTTGTTACCGTACATGAGTGAACCAGAAACAGGTTCACGAATGCCGTCAATGTCCACAGGAGGAGCACCGACAAATGCGATGATGAAACAAATCGTTGCGGCAAGCAACGTTGGAATCATCAGAACGCCGAACCAACCGACATAGAGACGGTTGTTCGTAGAAGTCACCCAGGAACAGAATTGTTCCCAGGCATTTGCGCCAGAACGGCGTGAAGCAATAGTAGCAGTCATTTTCGTAAAAGGGTAAGTATTAGTTCAAGGGGAATTGAACGATTACAGTATGTCCTACACCACCCTCCAGTGTAGGTATGAGAGATGCTTTACTTCTGATGATCTCGGTTGCAGAAGGTTAAGGAATGTGTTGATTCCTTAACATCTATTTATTGTAGCACAGAACACAAATGGTGTCAATCACTTCCCACTAGAGACAAGTGAGGGAGGAAGACAGGCAGCAAGTTCAGGGAACCTAACATCGTCAAATTTCACATTCATCTTTGCCAGTTGAGTACACATCAAAGCAGTATTGGCAGCATTCTCAAATACTGCACGTTTGCGAATACTGGATTGAACCTCATAGCAATCCTTTTGCCCACCAAGAGGAATAGAAATACCAATGCTTCCCTGAACACCGTATTGATTATTAAAGGGATCAGTCTCTAGAGTTTGAACAGCACCATTAATAGTTGGACCTTGGCAGGAAGAAGAATTCATAGAAACAGAAGACTGTGAAGGTGCCACATTAATCCAATCGGGATAATAAACAGTTCCTTGATTAACAAGAGTGTTTGTAGACCCACCCAGACTATTGGTGGTAGTTTGAGTTGCAGATCCACCAGTAGAACTAGATGTGGAAGAACCACCAGTCAAGTTATTGGTATTATTGTTTCGGTTATTGTTCCGATTGGTATTGTTGTTGGTGTTCGTATTAGTACTTGTATTAGTGTTGCTATTTGTGTTAGTACTTGTATTAGTCAATTGATTCCTACCACTGTCCCGATCCCTATCATTATCAGCATATGCAGGAAGCAGAGTGCCAGCAATCATAAGAGTGGCAATAGCAGATCCAAAGAGTTTCATAGTTTAAGAGCAATTTCAATGTTGCACCCGATCATACCAAGTCGGTGATGCCATGTCAAGTAGTATAAAATAAATAAATATATAAAAAACATATTATATGCCAAGAGAGTGGAATACTCCCAAGCGTGAGTGTTGGAATGCACCCGTCCATCAAATTCTTAAAGCAATAGACAATCATACCCGCCTCTGGTTAGAGACGGGTGATTTGTGGCACGAAGAACAGGCACAAATTTTAAGAAAATATGTTAAGGATTTGAAAGTTTTTATACACAAAGAAGAAGGAAGATGAAATGAATGAGTTTCCCTGGGGAGTATGTGCAATTCTTGGATCAGGTTTAGTTTTTACTATGTGGTGCATCTATTACATATTAAGATTGGCATATTTGGAAACAAAAGAATAAAGAAACTTATTCTTTTAGCAATTATGATGGAGTTATATTGGCACTTCCCAATTGTCCATCAGTTCCCCTAACTTTAATTACTAAGTTTGTATCGCTAGTAAGTTCGAAATTTAAATTTTAATGTATCCATAAGACACAGTTTGATTTGTACCGCTATTATTAGTAATACCAAATGAAAAGATATTACTATTGCTGACAGCGGGACTAGATGTAATTATAGATCCAGATGTGCCAATTATTTGACTTGGTATTGCTGTTAATACCAATTGATTTCCAGTAGCATAATACCAACTATATTGATTACCTATTACTGGAACATTTGAATTTGAAATAGAAACAGTAGCATTCCAAATACAAATACCATTTGGTATATTACCCCTCATCCACATCACATAATTTGCATTTTCTGGTACAGTAAAACTATAAGTGCCAGAACCAGCAGATACAGTCCAACTACCTTCACTTGAACCGAAAGAAGTGATTGTTACATTACCACTGTTTTGATTTACTGAAATTCCAGAACCAGCGGTGATAGAAGTTACAATGCCCGTTAAGTTGGAACCAGAACCATTGTAAGAAGTTGCAGTAACCACACCCGATACTAAAGTATCACCAACAACGGTAAGTGCAGATGTTGGATTTGTGGTTCCTATACCAACATTACCGGGGAACAATGCACTAGAATCCGAATTGAATTCCCATTCAGTTCTTGGTCTATAACTGAATACTAAAATATCGTTGGTTAAATACGATATATTAGATTCAAGATAAACATTCATAATATTACCACTAAGATAATTATTAATAATATTAACTACTGTAGTATCAGGTAAGGTTATCGTATCTCCAGTTGTAAGATATTGTGTCCAAGGATATACATCTATATCAATCCCTATGTAAGTAGTAGGACCATCATCAGAAGGTGCCGTCCAATTTGATGTTGTGGCAGTTGCAGGAACACCTATTACAACTGGTCCAGTATGATCAATTTTAACAAATCTATCATCATCACCAAGATATAAATCAGCATTATTTACACTACCTGCTTCTATATGAATATGAGTTTGATCAAAATTTGTTGTTGGACGAAGTTTTACATATTGTCCAGTGCCAATTAAAGTATCATTTGGTATTAATTGAAGACCACCTAAATTGGAATAACTTCCATCACCAATAATTTGAGTTCCACTAATTTTAATATCACTTATTTTTGCATCACCAAAAACTGTAAGTGGTGATGTTGGATTGGTGGTTCCTATACCAACATTAGAAGTCGTATGAATTCCTGCATTATTTAATTCCCAATAAGATTCGTTAGATACAGTACTACCAGGTTCACCTTGGATTCCTTGGACTCCTTGATTACTTAAACCTTGAGTTCCCTGATATCCTTCAATACCTTGAGTTCCCTGATCACCCGAAAGTCCTTGAGTACCTTGATTAAAAGATTCTCCGGATAAACCTTGAATTCCCTGAAGTCCTTGGACTCCTTGGACTCCTTGATCACCCGAAAGTCCTTGAGTTCCCTGATCACCCGAAAGTCCTTGAGTTCCCTGATCACCCGAAAGTCCTTGAGTTCCCTGATCACCCGAAAGTCCTTGAGTTCCCTGATCACCCGAAAGTCCTTGAGTTCCTTGATCACCCGAAAGTCCTTGAGTTCCTTGATCACCCGAAAGTCCTTGAGTACCTTGATTAAAAGATTCTCCGGATAAACCTTGAGTTCCCTGAAGACCTTGAACACCTTGAGTTCCCTGATCACCCGAAAGTCCTTGAGTTCCTTGGTCACCCGAAAGTCCTTGAGTTCCCTGATTACTCAATCCTTGAGATCCTTGAGTTCCTTGATTACTTAATCCTTGAGTACCCTGAGTTCCTTGATTACTTAAACCTTGAACTCCTTGATTACTTAATCCCTGAGTACCCTGAGTTCCTTGATTACTTAATCCTTGAGTACCCTGAGTTCCTTGATTACTTAAACCTTGAACTCCTTGATTACTCAATCCTTGAGATCCTTGAGATCCTTGATTACTTAATCCTTGAGTACCCTGAGTTCCTTGATTACTTAAACCTTGAACTCCTTGATTACTTAATCCTTGAGATCCTTGTCTTCCCTGAAGACCTTGAGTTCCTTGATTACTTAAACCTTGAACTCCTTGATTACTCAATCCTTGAGATCCTTGTCTTCCCTGAAGACCTTGAGATCCTTGAGTACCTGCACCTCCTCCACCACCTACTACCCCCAAACCTCCAATAGTTGATCCATCGGATAAACTTAAAGATGGACTGCTGGGATCATAAAATAATTCTCCCTCATTTCCAACAAATTGGTTTGGTTCCGAATCACCAAGTTTTTCAACAAGAATTCTATAGGTAGTATTGGTAATCATTTTTTTAGTATGTCGTATTGTTATTTATTAAATTCCCGATAATACTTATAAAAAATTATTTTTTCCACAAATCTCCTTCTGCTTTTCTTCTGCGAGCAAGTCCCACTTCTACACTAGTTCCAGGATTACGATAAAGATAAAGAGCATCAGGAACCTTAACCCATTCTTTATTTTTAAGAACTCTTGTTATCGTATTAAAGTCAGGGCTTCCGTAAAAATTAGCGCCAAGATTATAAGCAAAGCTAAGAATTGCGCCTTGTTGATTTGCATTCATCTCTCCCCAATAAAGAATCTTTTTAAGTGCTGGTAAATATTCGTGCTCTATTGTATGCATCAATAAGGTATCTGCCTGTGCCTGAGTAATAGTTGCACCTAACCCAAATGGTTTGCCACGAGTATCTTTAGTAGAACCCCACCCAATTGTATAAGGTTTTCCTCCAGTTCCAGGATCTGGATAAGATTTTAATCTACAACCTTCAAATTTTTTAATTAAATCTATTCCTGCTTTTAAAGTCATAAAAAAAGAGGAGCATTACCTCCTCTATATATTGAATTTTTGAAATTTTTAAAACACTCCGGGAATAATTTGCCCAGTGGTGAGATAGGTTCCAACTGCGATTACAAAACCAAGCATGGCAAGGCGTCCGTTAAGAATCTCTGCCTCAGGTGTAAATCCGAATTTCATTTTAGTTCTCCTTAATAAGTTTCTGAAAGTTGATTAATTGAGTGTGCCAACAATACAAAGAAGGCAACGCTGGTTGTCGTAAAAATAACTTCGGACATCAGAAGACACCAAAGAATAGTTTACCAGTGGCAACGTAAGAAACGATGCCTGCAATGAATCCTAGCATAGCCCAGCGTCCGTTGGCAAGCTCTGCTCTTTCGTTGTGTGTCATCATACCATATTTGATGGCATCTTCATCAGAGATGTACATCTTAGGTTCACTAGCAAACATATTTTGTTTACCAAATTCATCTGTTGTTACAGTCATTTTTTTGTTACGAAACATTACAAAAGTATATAGGAAAAAGAAAGGGGTGTCAAGCACCCCAAATCAATTATCAGAACTTAAAGGTCGTCTTCACCAGACCACCAGTAGAGTCTGCATTAGTGCCGCCACCGTTAATCCAGAAGAATGCGGGGGTCACAGCAATGTTATCTGTAACTTGGAACTTGTAGAACAGTTCATAAGCAGTGGTGCCTTGATCAGTACCACCAACTTGAGTATCTCCGTAAGCCATACCCAAAGCATTACCCTTTACGAAAGCATCTTGCCATTGAAGAGCAACTTGCCAAGTAGTGGCACTATTACCACCATTGTAGTAGGTGCTACCTACACCACCACTGATTGAAGGGATGATTCCAGTCTTAGTAGGTTGCCAGTAAGCACTGAAACCTAGGTTGTTGGAACCATTGACAGCATAACTAGCATTGAAATCATTGAGAGCAATGCTGTTTGCTGCACTGATGTAGTTGTATGCAAATGCTGCACCCCAGTTTTGCTTAGCATATCCAACTTGAACAGTTGTAGTGCTGGCAGAACCAAATCCAGAACTATCAGTGATAGCACCAGTACCAACAGCATATGACTGTCCAGAATTACCAGATGTCAGTTGATTGGAGATGTAGTTAGCACTGAGACTGAATCCATTGTTCTTGTAAGAAATACCGGCACCAGAACCCAAGTTGTAACTATAAGCACCAGGAGCACCAGCATATTGGAAACGATCCAAGATGGTGTCAGCACCATAAGCAGAAGGCCACATAGCAAGCATATCATCCTGACGGACTTTAGCACCCACTGTAGCGGTAAAGTTCTTACCAACAGGGAATTGATAGAACAAACGGTTCAGAGACACACCGTCTTGACCAACATTGCTGGGATTGGAAGCAACTTCAAGTGCAGCACTACCATTCTGACCAAAAGTGCTGTTCTGGAAGTTATTAGCCCGCAGAGTGGTACGGAGCAAATCCTTACCGGTGAAACTGGTATCCAGGTTCAGTTTCAAGTCATAGTTGAATGCAATATGGTCATCAGCAGCAGTTGAAGTTGCTGTGGTTCCATTACTAGCGCCACCAACCACGAAGGTTGCAACACCTTTCAGTTTGGTTGTGGTAGAGAACTGGTTTGCTTCCAGTACACCTACACGGGCATCAAGACCATCAACACGACCTTTGAGAACTGCAAGTTCTCCTTTGAACTCATTAAGAAGTTTGCGAAGTTCGTCAGTTGTTTCAGTGACACGATCAAGACAGGCATTCAGAAGTGCAGCTGCCTCAAAACGAGTCATTGCTTTTCCACCTGCAAAAGTACCATTAGGGTATCCTGCAACGCAACCATAACGCTCTACAAGGTTGCTGAGTGCCTGATATGCCCAATCAGTAGGCTTCACATCAGAAAATTGTGTAACACTTGTGACCTGTTCTGCCGAAGCATATTGGTTGACTGCTGAAAGGTTAATGTCTGCTGCTTGTGCGGCAACAGGAGCAATCATCCCCAAGGCAACAGGTGCAAGCATCAGTTGTTTGATTTTCATAAAGTTTGTTTTTTTTGTGCTAAACGACAAGTGTTAAGAATTATGTAAAATTCTTAACTGAATATTTAGAATATCATGATTTTGATCTTGTGTCAAGTGTTTTTTTGAGAAGATTCTGATATTCTCCCAAAATATGGATTATAATCCGTAATTTGATCTATTGTTAATATACTTCCCTGAGTTTCCCAAAAGTTTAAAATTGCATCATGACTATTACGATGAAAAATATCAATATGTTCGGGATGAATTGTTGATCCCAAATCAATTTTGTAAAGAAGTATAGGAGTAGCATAAGTTACCCCTGAATTATAAATTAAATCATCAGCAACTGCTCTTGGTTTTACTCCATTATCAAGTTTGTACTTATCTCCACGAATATGATTACTAATTAATTTTTCTGCATGATGTCGGGTAATTACATAACAAGCAGTTGAAAAATCATTTACAAACCTATTATGAATAGGAACTGTAATATCTCCTGTGCAAATTATTGCAAGTTGAATTACATCCCAAGCATATGGAGAACGAGCAATAAAATCACTCCAAGTAAAGTTCCAATACTTTACAATGCTTAGATCGCAATCATCTTCCATTATTATAGCATAGGGACTATTGGATGTTTCTACCCAATGTTTAATTGCTTTGAGATGAGAAGTAGTACATCCAATCTCACTTGAAGTCATATTATTTGGATAACGACCTTTGATAATATCACTCAAATCATCATCTCTTCCATCATATGCGGAGATGCGAGTATAATTTTCAATTTCCCAATATTTAAATTGATTCTCCATATATTCCTTTCTTTCTGGTTGGTCATCCAGATTTATGTAATATATGGGGCCAAAAT